TGATCGGGTTGATGAGCAGGTAAGGATAATTCTTGATGTTATCCTCTGCCCACTGGATCTGGTGGCCTGCGACTTGCTCCGGCACCATGATTGGCTTCTCGACACTTGAGAGCGCCGAAATCTCACCGAGCTTCGAGAGCTGCATGTTCTTGAGCCGCTGGGCGTCCTTTGCCAGTCTGACATGGCCCATGCACCGCTCGACGTTATCGACGAACCAGCGCTTGCCGAATACCGGCACAATCGGAATGCACGTCCCTGCGATGTAACCGCAGTCTTCTAGCACGCGCCCGCCGGAGAGGATGTACTTATGCACGCGCCGCTTCTTCACGCGGCGTTGACGCACCTCGGTCGAGCCGATGGCGAGCAGCGTCGCCTCCAGCTCCTCGTCAGCGTCGAAGTCAGCTTGCGTGTACCGCTCCTCGTTGCCGCCGATATCGCGCCAGATGCGCAGCAGCTCGGACACCTCTTCGACGACATAGTATTCGGCGACGTACACCACGTCGGGCGTATCCCAGTCGAACTCCGTCTGCTGGATCTCTTTCGGCCAGTCGGACGGGCTGTCGCCGTACTGCGCCTTGTACGCCTTGCGTGTCATCGAACTGACGACGAAGCAATGCTTGGCGTCCGCCTTGTCCTGGCGCTTGGAGTCGAGATCGAAGAACACCGAAGAATCAGCGTCATAGATCGGCTCGATCATAATGCGCTGGTGCTCGTTCTCCGGGTCGTACTCGTCCTCGTAGCAGGTCCGCAGCCGCCAGGCACCAAAGCCACCGCCGACCGCCTCCTCGAAGGCGTTGTCGTAGGCCTCGTCTGCGACGCTATCCTGCTCGTCAGCACGGAAGAGCATGTCGCAGGTATCGGCAAGGCGGTCGTTAACGGCGCCGTCCTTGGCAATAAAGTCAACGGTGACGCGGCTGTTGCGGTACTCGTTGATGATGCGAATCACCGCGAGATGGACCTTGTTGACCTCAAAGCGCGGCTTGTTCTCGAACTGGTAACCAAGCGGTCCTTCCCACTGCGACCCGCTGATGCTGTAGAAGCGGCGGTCCTGCAAGCATTGCAGCCGCTCGTCTCGCAGCGCCGACTGGATGTCGTCGAACTGCGACATCGCCTCCTGATGGAGCTTGTCGAGACGCTCGCTCTTTGTCATTCGGACCATGCGGTCACCATCTGTTGGCTATCGGGATCGGCGTCACTACGGCAGGCGTGGCTGAGACTCTTGCCCGGCGCACGCCCTCTAGAGCATATCGTAACGCATCAATACAGTGATTGTCGCGGTCGGCGAGAGCAGGTAAAACCATCCCTGTCAACGGGTCCGTCTTGTAGCTGTAAATCGACAGCTCGTCGATCAGATGTTGGCAGCGTGGATGGACGACGATATCAAAGCTCTTCAGCCATTCGACGCCTTCTTCCACCGACTTCGGACCCTTCACCGCGGGTAGGATCTTCGGGAAGCCATGTCGACGCATGTGGCTGATCGTCTCGGGACGCGCCGAGTCCGCAATGATCGGCCAGCGCTCAGCGTCAGGCACCGTCATGAACAGATCAGGCGTCGCCGTGATCTCGCAGCCGACCATATATGCCTCGTAATCGACGTACAACGTCCTCCCAGCGATGTGACAGCGCACCAGCACCGTAGGGTCGACTGCGAAGCCCCAGTCCGCCCCAAGCCGGTGTATGGCGTCTGGCGGGGCCTCAAACTCCTCGATGCGCCAGTTGCGGAACACGCGAGCCTCGCTGTTAGTCAGATACGACCCCATCCAGACGTGGCTGTACTTCTCGGGGTCACGCGAGCGGTCGTATTCCATCTCGGCCTTCAGCTCATCCGGGAACCACGGGTTGTCCGTGTAGTTCACCTCTCGGATGATCGAGTCAGGCGGCGGAACCTCACCGCGGAGCAGCGCATCGACCGGATCGCTCGCCTGATTCGGGTTCCAAGTAAACCAAAGCTCGGAGCCGCCCTTCCGCATTGTCGGGCGCAGGAGGTCGAGACTGCGCTGGCTTAGGCTCTGCGCCTCCTCAACCCACGCGCAGTCGTAGCCTTCAAGAGACTTGATGCTGTCCGCCGTGTGGTTCTGCATCCCCTGAAAGATAATCAAGCCGTCGCCGTGCTTCGACTTGATGACCGACTCCTGAACCTCGAAGTACGCGCCCGCGCCCATCTGCTCAATCTTCAGCTCAAGCAGGCGCTTGACCGACTGCGCCAGGCTCTTTTGAACCTCGCGGACGCATACCGTACGCCGCCGCTGGTCCATGAGATGCGCCTCGACGACCATCTCGGCGAAGAAATGCGACTTTCCCGAGCCTCGCCCACCATGCGCGCCCTTGTAGCGGGAGGGTTGCAGGAACGGTAAGCCCCATTCGGGGGTTTGGATCTGGAGCGTGCTCAACGCTTAACCACGCGCTCGATCTTTCGGATCTCAATCGGAGCGCCATCAACGCCCGTATGCTCGTGATGCTGAACCTCCTTCCACCGCATCTGCGTCTTGCTCCACCAGATCGCCGCCGCCGTATCGCCGGCCATGGCCTTCTGAAACAGCGTCTTGCCGACCTGCCCGTTTGCCTTCGCCTTGCCGGACATCAGCTCCTGGGCGAAGTGCTTGCGCAGCGTATCGGCGTCGATGCCGTCGCGCACAAGCACCGCGATCTGCTCAAAAGGCAAGCCGTAACCTGATAGCGCCTCGACCTGCTTTCTCTCGGCGTCAGTCGGCTTAAACGGCGGCTGACCTGCGCCTGGACGCGCCCCGCCGTGCCCGTTTGTCTTTTTTAATTCCGAAGTTTCAAGTGTAGGCTTCTTTGTTGCCATTACTAACCTCCGCGAAAGGTTGTCCAGTTTCTGCGTGTGTTGCTTGCTTGCCAGTGTAGTCCTGCCAGCGCTTGATGATCACGTCGCAATACTTCGGGGCAAGTTCCATCAGACGGGCGGAGCGCCCGGTTTTCTCGCATGCGATCAGGATGGCGCCGCTGCCTCCGAACAGGTCCAAGACGACAGGACCAGCCTTGATGTAGTCCAGCGAAAACTCAACAATCTGCAACGGCTTTTGTGTTGGGTGAACACTTCCTTGCAGTGCGGCGCGGTTTACGGTGATGGCACGCAGCGGTGTCGATTGCGTCGTCCAGGCAAGTTCGCCATCGCTCATGGTTAGGCCGTCCTGTCCCTTGCTCCAGTAAAGCCATCCGCGTGTGGGTGGCAGCAAGTCCGCAAAGTAATTGCCACCCCAAATCACCGCAGGCACATCAGCAGCGACGATGTAATTAAAAATTCCTTCGTCTGGTCGTTCTGCATCCCACCCCATAAACGCATGCGCCTTGCGGTTGTGCTTTGGGTTCTTGTTCTTGCTTTCCTTTTGTCCATCGATGCCGATGCCATAAGGCGGATCAGTGACGATAGCGCCGATTTGTTCACCAGCCAATAAGCGGTCGATTGCGTCAATGCTGCCGCTGTCGCCGCACATCAACCTATGCCGCCCAAGCAGCCAAACGTCTCCGAGCTTCGTCACCGGCTCCTCTGGCGGCTCCGGCACCTCGTCCTCGTCGGTAAGCGCCTCTGGCACCTCCTCTGGCGTCAGCGCCGCTATCTCCTCCGCGCTGAACCCGGTTAGCTCAACGTCAAACCCGAGCCCTTCAAGCTCGCCGAACTCAAGCGCCAGGAGCGACTCATCCCAGCCCGCATTAAGCGCCAGCTTATTGTCCGCGATGACGTAGGCGCGCTTCTGGGCGTCGGTCCATCCTGCCGCGACGATGACGGGCACCTCTGCCATGCCGAGCTTACGCGCCGCCATTAGGCGACCATGCCCTGCGATGACCTGCTCGGTCTCGTCGATCAGGATAGGCGTCGTCCATCCCCACTCTTTGATGCTGGCGGCGATCTGCGCCACCTGGGCGTCGCTATGCGTGCGACTATTGCGTGCATACGGGATCAGCTTCTCGACCGCCCGCTGCTCGATCTTTTCAGGGTGCCGCGTCACCGACCACCTCAATCAATTTATCAAGATAATGGCGCGCCTTGTGTAAGTCCTGCACGCCGCCCTTGTCCTGCCATCTGCAAACGTATTTTACAACGTTCCCCTCAAAAAATCCGAGCCCGTTTGCCGCGATGAAGTCCCACGGCTGCATGGGCTTGCTCTTGTAGTGATCCCCACCGATCTGGCGGGAGTTGGGGTCGCTGCTCATTATATACTCCGCCCTCAGAAATTGTTTTCGAGATTAATGCGCACGAACTTATAAAGCTCTGGCCGATTTGATTTCATTATTGCCGCGTCCTTATTCATCGACCTCAGCCTTTGCCCGAGCTTGTCCCACCACAACCAATAGTTCGCTTTATTCTCGACGGGATTATTAGCGAATACCTTTACAGACAAATACCGCCCGTTTGGATCGGTGTTTCTAGTGTAGACGCTCCATTCCGATCCGTACATCTCGCGCAGCTCGAACGCCTCCTCGAACCCTTCGGGAACATTTCCAGAGAACTTCCTCACCTTCTCTTCTCTCCTTCTCGGTAACTTTGTCGCCGCTACGGTAACAGGTAACAGTAACAACCCCATTTTATATATGGGGGTTAGTTACCTGTTACCAGTTCCCACCGCCTAGCCCCGAACCCATTTACCGTCAATTTAGCTTCTGTTACCACTTGCTACCTGCTACCTGTTACCTGCTACCTGTTACCGATCTATTAATCAATTGATAGTACCATCTGTGCCGCCGTGCCGGGGTCGATCACGAGCCATCCGCCGGGATGAGACGTGATAATCTCCGCCGCAAGCAGGTTATATATGATGCGTCCGCTGGCGCTCTCTTTGGCGTACATCTTGGCGGTAGATTCCTTGGTCCCCTCGTGGTTTATTAAATACGAGATAATATCTTCCTTTGAAACAAAGGGTTTTCCCTCGATTATCTCTCGATTACCTCGACGCCACGCATTGCCAAGTCTGCGAATATCTCCAGCCGCCTGCGACTCTTTCTTTTTTGGTTGTTGCTCCCCTGGCTGCGCCTCCGCAAACACTGCCCCGCTGATCTCTTCACCGTCCTCATCCACCCAGCCGAGCGCCACGCGCTGCATCTTTCCGTGGATTGGCTGCGGCATTTCTGCGTCTTTCATCTTGGTGCAGGAGACCTCGATGGTGCCGTCATCTTGCCGTTGCACGAGAATTGAGGAGTCCACGGAGGCCTTCCAGGCGGAGCTGCCGCGAGCGCGCCCTTTGGTATCGACGCTGTTGCCGACGTGGTGGACGATGGCAACGCCTGCGCGAAATACGCTGGAGACGATGGCAAGCTGGTTTAGAAAGCGCCGAGCGTCTTTGCTGGAGTTCTCGTCGGCTTCCATGTGTGCGTTGAGGGTATCGACGATGATGTAGGCAATCTGCTCGTCCTCCGGGACGAGTTCTCGCACGGCTCGGATGATCTGAGATGAGGAGTTGTAGGCGTCGATGTCGATGGCTTTGTTGGTGATGAGAAGGTCGTCGATCCGATCCACGCCATGATGCCGACACCAGGCGGCGACGCGCTGGCGCAGTCCGTAGTGTCCTTCACCTGCGAGGTAAACCACGACGCCAGCTTTGGTGCGCAGACCACGCCACGGTTTGCCGGTGGCGATATGACAGGCAACGTCGAGCATCATCATGGTTTTTCCGCCGCCAGACTCGCCGAACACCATCGAGATGGAGTTATCTGGAATCCAGCCTTTCACAACCCACGGAAGCGGCGAGGGCTGGAGCAGGTAGCTCGTCGCCCGCGTCAGATAGTAGTCAGCGCTCTTGGCCCGCTCTTTCGCCAGTATCGCCTCGACCGCCTCCGACCCTATCGCCACGCTCGCCGCCACGTCCGCCTCGGGCTCGTAGCGTGCTACGGAGCGGGCAATCTGGCTCACCTCGCTGGTGGGTAGCGGGATCTCGCAGCGCGTCTCGTTGATGACGGTAAGGGCTGCCAGTATCTCTGCCTCGGCCATGCCGAAGCTGCGCATGGCACCGCCCAACGCGGTAAGACCGCTGTTTCGGTTGCCTTGGATAAGATTGCCGCTTGCTGCGGGAACGACGCTCTTGCGCTGCGCCTGCATGGCATTGAGCCATCGGGTCTTGAGCATCGCAGGCGCAACGCCGTCGAACGGGTCGGATGACGCTTCCCACTCGTAGGAATTGCCGTTGATCTCGGACGGGAACGCCAAGAAATAGCGCCCATCGCTGAGGAGATCGACGCCCTGCTCAAGTTTGCAGGAGCGCACACCATCGACGTAGGCGAAGAGCCAGTGCTGTCCACCGCCTGCGGTGAGCTGGCAGGGACCGTCGTTGTCATGATCGCCGTTTGCGTCTATCCAGTCACGCCAGCCGTCATTACCGCCATTGCGCGGGTCGATGTCGCAGACGATGAGGCCGGAGACGGCGCCCGCTGCGATGCCGACGTTGTAGTTGGGGTTCTCCTGCCACCAACGTTTGATCTGCTCGGGGTCGGTTGTCGCATCGTTGACGCCGTGACGCGTGGCGGGCGTCTTGGCGTTGGGGAGCACGGGCAGAACATGCCAACCCCACGAGGCGTATGCAAGCGCGGCTTCAGCCTTCGTTGTCATTCGTTTCTGCCTTTAGGTCTCCCTTAGACTTGACCTCAAGCTCGTACTGCCGAGCCATTGGCGGCTCGTCGCCCCACGTATAGATCACCTGGGGCCAGATCCCCAAGACATCCGCCAGCCGCTTAACGCTGCCGAAGTATTTAATCGCCTCTTTCGTTTTCATCCGCTCTCCGTGTCGTTTTTATTTGTCGCGACGTGTTGACATGGTAAGCGGAAAGGTTGTATTGTTCAACCCATGCGCGAACGGATTCACCGAAGGCGCATAGGGAGAAAAACATGGCTATTGAATTAAAACGCTCCTCTGCCATCGGGCGCTCGGGAGTCAAACTGCTGGTCTACGGCGCCGCCGGCGCTGGCAAAACGTCGCTGATTCCGACCTTGCCGAAGCCCATCGTTTTGAGCGCCGAGGGCGGCCTGCTCTCGATTGCTGACGCGGACGTGCCTTTCCTTGAAATCAAAACCATCGCTGACCTGCACGAAGCCTACGACTGGCTTATCGGTTCTGCCGAGGCGATGGAGTTTGAATCGGTCGCGCTCGACAGCATTTCGGAGATCGCCGAGGTCGTGCTCAACGCCGAGAAGAAGGCGACGAAAGACCCGCGCCAAGCCTACGGCGCAATGCAGGAGCAGATGTCGGATCTCATCCGCGCCTTCCGTGACCTGCCGGGTCGGCACGTCTACATGAGCGCCAAGCTCGACAAGAGCCAGGACGAGATGGGCAAGATGCTCTACGCCCCGTCGATGCCGGGCAATAAGACCGGGCAGCAACTGCCGTACTTTTTCGACGAGGTCTTGGCTCTGCGCGTCGAGCGGGATGCGGATGGCAACGCCTACCGAGCGTTGCTCTGTGACGGCGACGGCTCGTGGCTGGCGAAGGATCGGTCTGGAAAACTCGACCAGTGGGAAGCGCCTGACTTTTCCGAAATTATTAAGAAGATCATGGGAGGCGCGTGATGGCTATGTTCGATAACTACAGCGCCGACGACCTCGCGGCAGACTGGCTGGAGGCGAAGCAAACAGAACGCGCCGCCGTTGAGTATCGGCGCGAGATTGAGGACGAGCTGATTCGCCGCCTTGAGATTGCGTCGGACCTTGATGGCACGGAACGTCGGGATCTGGATCGCCACGCCATCAAGATCGTCGGACGCATCGACCGCAAGGTTGACTCTGACATGGCGCAGGAGCTGGCGGCGGAACACGGCGTGACGGAGTACCTGTCAACGCTCTTTCGCTGGAAGCCCGAGATCATCCTGCGCGCTTGGAGCGCAGCCCCTGAGACCGTAACCAACGCGTTTGCACGCGCAATTACCGCGAAGCCGGGACGCCCGAGCTTCAGTATTGAGGAGAAGTGAGATGGCAAGACTAGACATCGGATTCAGCGCAGACGAACTGCCGGAAAGCCGGGGTGATTACGAGCCGCTGCCCGAAGGGTGGTATTCCGCCGAGATCGGCGACGCTGAGATCCGCGTGACGAAGGACGGCACCGGGCAGTATATACGTTGTAGATACAACATCACGGGCCCGACCAAGGCTGGGCGGGTCGTGTTTGGCAACGTTAATATCATCAATAAAAGCGCGCAAGCCGAGAAGATCGGACGCCAGCAGCTCGGCGAGCTGATGCGATCTGTCGGCATCGGACGGCTCGAAGATACGGACCAGCTCATTGGCTGCCCGCTCCAGATCAAGCTCTCTATACGCCCCGCAGAGAACGGCTACGCCGCGCAAAACGACGTGCGCGGGTTCCGTGCACCCGAGGGCGCAGCGCCTGCCAAGGAGGCTCCCACGGCGGCTGGCGCGCAGTCCTCGGGCAAAGCCGCTCCCCCTTGGGCTAGGAAGTAAACGACAGCCCGCGCCGTGCGCGTGGGCTCTCTACTGGAGAGAATGATGGCAAAGATCCCACCGCCTCAGAACACGCTCGCCGCGCTGATTGACGCGGCGCACGAGAAGATTAGCGCCGATAACGATGAGCCCCGCAGTCACCTCGGCTGCTCGATGGCGGGCCATCCTTGCGACCGCTGGTTGTGGCTGTCCTTCCGCTGGGCGGTGCGGCAGCGCTTCCAAGGTCGCACCCTGCGCATCTTCCGCCGCGGGCAAGACGAGGAGGCGACGTTCGTGCGAGACCTTCGCATGATCGGAATTGATATTCACGAGACGGGCATACGTCAGCGACGCATCAGCTTCGGCTGGCATACCGGCGGAAGCATTGACGGCATCATCGAAAGCGGCGTGCCGGGCGCCGAGCGCAAGCGGCACATCGCCGAGTTCAAGACGATGAACTCGAAGAACTTCGCCAAGCTCGAACGTGAAGGCGTCGAGAAGGCGCAGCCAACCCACTTCGTGCAGATGCAGCTTTATATGCTCGCAACGGGCATCGACCGAGCGCTCTACGTGGTCGTGAATAAGGACGATGACAGCCTCTACAGCGAACGCGTGCGCTTCGACGCCGACGTGGCTGAGAAATACCGCGACCGCATGATCCGCATTGCTCAGACGGAGCGGATGCCGCCGCCATTGAGCGCTGATCCGAGCTGGTATCAGTGCAAGTTCTGTCCGGCATACGAGTTCTGCCACGACTACCAACTCACGAAACAATCGAACTGCCGCACCTGCGCCCACGCCACGCCTCGTGAAAGCGACTGGCATTGCGCGCGTTGGGATGACGCCATCCCCGTCGAAGCGCAGCGCACTGGCTGCCGCTCGCATGTCCTGCATCCCGACCTTGTGCCGTGGAAGATGAAGGAGACGGACAGCGAATGGGAGGCGATCTATCTCATCGACGGCACCGAAGTGCGCAACGGCGAGACCGGATACAGCAGTGCAGAGATCATCGCGAATCCGCTGCTTTGCTCGACGAATGATCCGCTCGTCGAACGCGTGCGCGAGGAGTTCGGCGGGGAGGTGTCGGGGTGAATCTCAGACCTTACCAACGCGCCGCGATTGACATGCTCTACGCCTGGTTCGAGCGTCATGAGGCAGGCAACCCCTGCGTCGTGATGCCGACCGGCTCGGGCAAAAGCGTAGTGATTGCCGAGCTTTGCCGCGATGCGCTACAGCAATGGCCGGAGACGCGCGTTTTGATGCTCACGCATCAGAAGGAACTGATCGAGCAGAACGCCGAGAAACTCCGCACGCTCTGGCCGGATGCGCCGCTCGGCATTTACAGCGCCAGCATCGGACGGCGGCAGCTCGATCAGATCACCTTTGCGGGCATTCAGTCGGTGCGCACCCGTTCGAAAGATATCGGGCATGTTGACCTCGCCATCATCGACGAGTGCCATCTCGTGTCGCACGCCAATGTCGGCAGCTATCGCCGCCTGCTCGATGATCTGCTGGCTATCAACCCCGGTTTGCGCGTGATTGGTTTCACGGCCACGCCTTATCGTCTCGGGCATGGTCTGATTACAGACGCGCCAGCGCTTTTTGACGACCTCATCGAGCCCACGGACGTGCGCGAGCTGATAAAGGCGGGCTATCTCGCGCCGCTGAAATCCAAGCATACGGAGCTGACGTACGACACCGCTGGCATTCACAAACGCGGCGGCGACTTTATCGAGTCAGAGCTGTCGGAGCGCGTGAATACCACGGCGCAGAACGTGAGCGTCGTCGAGGAGATCATCCTTCGCGGGCGCGAGCGTAAGACCTGGCTCATCTTCTGCGCGGGCGTCGATCACGCTTACGCTGTATCCGAACAGATACGGGCGTGCGGCATCAGTTGCGATACGGTCACCGGAGAGACGGCGAAAGCAGACCGCGAGAGGATGCTCGAGGAGTTCAAAACGGGACGCCTGCGAGCGCTCACAAACGCGAACTGTTTGACGACCGGCGTTGACGTGCCTGGTATTGATCTTGTCGCCATGCTGCGCCCGACCGCATCGCCGGGGCTTTACGTTCAGATGGCGGGTCGCGGCTTGCGCATTGCGGATGGCAAGACCGACTGCCTCATTCTCGACTTCGCCGGCGTCGTGGCGATGCATGGTCCGATTACAGACGTGCAAGCGCCGAAGGCTGGCAAGCCAACGGGTGAAGCGCCTGTAAAGGCGTGTCCTGATTGCGACGAGCTAATCCATCTGTCCTGCATGGTCTGCCCTGAGTGTGGCTATGAGTTTCCCAGGCGAGACAAGGCCGCTGGGCTCAAGCTTCACGCGGACGACATCCTCGGCACGTCCGAGCGGCGCATGGACGTTGCGCGTTGGAACTGGTGCAGACACGTCTCGAGGGCGTCGGGAATTGCCATGCTTCGCGTCCACTACTATGCACGAGCGATATCGGACGAGCCGGTGACGGAATATTACCCCGTCATGCACGACGGCTACGCCGGGCGCAAAGCTCGGGAGGAGCTGGCTCGTATTCTCTGGCAGACGAAACCCGAAGCGCTGCACCTCGACAAATTCGACCTTGACGTTATCAGCCGCGCGCTGAATGATGCGCGCCCGCCTAAAATTCTGTTCTACAAGCGCGATGGCAAATTCAATCGCGTGCATCGGAGGTTGTGGTGAGATTTGATATATTGCACGATCTGGTTGTTGACTGGGCGGTCCAGCGCCGCATCATCCCGAACTCGACTCCGCTGGCG